TGTTGAGGTGTTACCCCACTCTTTGACTGTTGCTCGCGGGCTTGGCGTCCTGCCTCTGCCCACTGACCCACTTCAGAATTCCGGTTTGAGTGAATCTTCGCGGCAGTGTCGATGAAATCCTTGCCCATAGTCTGAAGGTTTTTATCGATGGCCGCATCTTCCCAGCCATACGCCTTCAACGAACGCCGGTACGAATCAGGGAGGATAGGAGTCTCGGCAGCCGGCTTTACCGGGACCTTGACTGCTGCATCCCTTGATTCGTCAATTTCTCCCGTTCCCGTCGCCTCTCCGCCCGCCTCATTGTCAACGGGGACGGGAACGGGAGTGGCAACTGACAGATCAGCAGAACTGTCAGTGCCCGCAGTACCCGAAACCGTATCCCCGTTTTCAGAAGTCGCGGCGAGAGTACGAATCTTTTCCGCCACTCTCGACACAAAAGTCGCACGGTCCTCTTCCGGGGTCTTTGTCCCCGTAGTGGCAGACCTCTCCTCTACAAACGAATCATCCTCCACTCGGGATGAGGGGATTTCGGGTGCTACTGCTACTGCTGTTTCGATCTCTTCACTTGGCAATTGAGTCTCCTTCCCCGCTGCTCACCGCAAGGGTGGGGGTAGGGGGGAAATGTAGAACTATCGTCACAATTATACCACACAAACGGTCCTCTGTCCAATAAAAACTGAGTTATCTTCTCCTTTGTTCTAGTTTGTCTCCACGAAACCAGCCCCCTTCAATGCCTGAAGTTTATCCCGGCGATTTCTAGCGACGGGGACTCCATACATCGGATCGGCCTTATCCGTGGCTACTTCCACATCTGGGCATTTCCCGATGAATTCCTTGATCGCCGCATCATCATCCATTGCGATACTGTACATGTCGATGGGGGTGGGATACCCGCGTAGGTTTGTGTTCGGAACGGAGGGAATTCGACGATATGTTTTGGTCTTACAGATCGGACAGACCGTCAGGTGTTTGTCCTTCATCCTCTGAAATTCAATGGTTTCCCGCCCGCATTTCGTGCATTGGTACGTATAGAGGGGGATGATTACTGCCCGCCTTTCTCTGGAAAATTGATCCTCGCAAACTCCCCGAATTCTAGAACAGCCGCCCGGTCGTACACCCGCGTCGGCATTACCACACCTCTTTCTTTGTTTCCATCTGCCCCTGATTCGCCCCCATCTGTTCATCTTGCATGATCTGAGTCATTACGTCGGGGGCACCCCCCGCCACATTCGCGGGTTGTCCGTTCTGGGCGATCTGGGCAGACATGTCTTTGGGTTGGGCCTGTCCCTTCGATGGTCCAGCCTGCGGTCCCGCCATCAAACGCATCGCCATCTGCTGTTGAAATTCGGGGTCATAGAAGACTTGATCGAGCCAATCAATACCAGCATCCTTCGCCATGCGAATGATGTATTCCTTCGGAGAGAAGGGAATGCCCAACATAGCGAGGGTTTGAGCCGCTTGAGCCGCTGCCGGCAGAATCTTTACCGCGAAGTCTAATGCCTGTTGGAATCGCGTGCGAGAGTCCCTGCGCCCCATCGACTCGGGCTCGACACTGAACATAAAGTCAAGGAAGTCACCCCGCCGGGCTTCGGGCGTAAGGAATACCTGAATCTCCCGCATCGTAGCGGGGGAGACCATAATCGGCCCCGTCGCCCCCGGTGCGTACTGAGCCGGTTGGGATTGGCGTCGGATCAGAGGCATGTTAATCATGGGATCAGTGTGGAAATAAAAAGCCCGCCTCCGCAATTCGGCCCCGACCGCCTGATATACCAAATCCTTCATGTCCTCAAGACCGACAGAGGTATTGCCCGCGAGCAACCGGGTTTCCGTGGCCGAATCCCCGCCGATAGAAGTGCCCCCCTGAGCCGCTGGATTCCCCGCCATCATGTTAAACCATGACATCAGCGAGCCTAACGCCGCTTCATTGCTATTCTGTTGACCCCCGAAACTCTTGATCTGTATGCCGTCGGGATCATCGCACTTAATCGCCCCCCCATCCCTTGCATTCTGCAATTCCTCCGCATCGTCCGCTGCCGATCCCCGATATGCAACCACATCTTTTTGCCGGGTAGCCTGGTCGATAATCTTCTTCGCCATCCTATTCGTTAGGATATGTAGATCATTCCATATGCCAACTGCGGGCACGGGGAGGGGATTGCTGGGAACGGGCGGGGTTAGAGAAAGTAGGGTGTACGGGCCGTCATTGAGACCGTAGTACTCATCGACCCGCAGATAATCATCAAATGCCGCGTTGGGCCCAATCGGAACCGTAACGATAGCTTTGGCCCCCGGCACCCAGAGTTCTGCAATCTCCACCTCGTCTTCCAATTTCCAAAGATCATCCGCGTTCAACTCCCGCATACTTAGACCGTGCGCCCGTTCGTCCTGCTGTTTACTGGAGATACGGGGGAGTTTCTCTACCAGATCATTCTTGTATAACCCGCTATCCAGAAGCACAGAACGGGGGACATACATGGAATCCCCCATGAACCGGGCATCGCGGAACATATGATCCCGGCTTGAAGGATCAACACAAAAATGATCAAAGTCAACGGCTTCGGTATAAACCGTCCCAGCCTCAATAGTATCCCCCTCATCCAACCCGTACACACTGTCGCTCGCCGCGAGCCCAGTCTTCAACACCCCCAAGGTAAAGATCGCGTCAACGATCCACCGCCGATACACGGAATCAATGTCAATCTCCTGGGAGTGCTGATTCAAAGCGAGACTCAGCAACTCACCATAGTCCCTTGCCATCAGGTACTTAGATCGCACGTTGAACGTCGGAAAGTTCATCACGATATACGGGAGTAAGATACGAATCGCGTTGAAGATCAGATTGAGCGGTTCACCCCCAATCCCACCTTTTTCCTGATCGTAGTATTGCCCAACGTAATTACGCAGGAACATCAATCTCGCACTCCTGAAATTACTAAACCGTTCTCGCCCCTTGAGAACGGCTTCTTGCACCTGTTTTGGACTGATGTTCATCGGCATAGCTACACTCAATGTGAAAAGTCAAACGTGGTTTGCGGTTGTCTCGCGGCCTTCTTCTGTTTTTGGAACTCCCGGAATCGCCCACCGATAGAATGTTTCGGGGTCGCCTGTTCTTGTTTACGAAACTTGGGCATATCCCCCCTTCCCACGACACACAGCATATCCGCTATCACCCTGTCCCCATGACACTTACGGGCCGAATCCGACTCTTCTACCAGTTCCGCCGGACCAATCCCGCCCCCCTCATAGTGGACATAGGTAAGGGCTTCATTCAGAGCCTCTTCGCTGTGGTTGATGAAGGAACCACGCGCGTAGACTCTTCGCAAGAGTCCCAAACACGTAGTCTTTTTCTCGGGAGTGGATCGCCAGCCATACCTCTTACCCCGTTTCTCCGAGATCGTTCCCACTACCCGGTCAAAGAAGATGTTGGGGTAGTTGTACTTGTGAACAATGATATTTCCAAAGTCAAATCCGGGGTCGCCATTATTTTCCCAGATCAGGAGGGGACGACTGCGGCCCCCAGCCCACAACAATGCCGCACAGGCCAACTTCGCCAATTCATAGGGGGGCGTGTTCGCGTCGGCATACTCGGCAACCTTCTCCTTCGTCTCATTGCAGAGAAGGGACATTATGCTATTGCTAGCCCCCTGCCCCTTGCTGATATCTACCCCTAGTGTATAGCTCTTCGTCTGATCGGGTCGCCCGTTTTCCAACTGACACCACACACGCCACGGACCCTCTCGCGGCCCCCGACGTTCGATATCTTGATACCGCCGCCGGACCAGTGCATCCCTCACCTTGTCATCGGAGATCGTCTTCTTGAAGTTGAGATGCAACTTGTAGAGTGGGGGACGGGCGAACAGTTTCTTATGTTGTTCAAGGATCATCGCCTCGAAAAAGGTATCGCCCGAACCAATATGATCCATGTCAACGTCAACGGCCAATTCCTTCGGCGTTCGCTCCTTCTCCTCGTTGTCATACCACGGGGAGCGAATCTTGAACCGCCCGAGGGCGTCTTTACCGACGTACCGACCCAGCCCTTTCTCAGGATGTTCCCACCATGGCATAACAAACACAGGAATCGTGCCGCTCAACCGCCACTTACTGAACGCCGTGCCCGCCCCATGCGGAGTAGAACACACGAGGCGACAAGCAGATACATCACGGGTACTCCGTTTGATCGAATCC